ACCGAAACAGAAAAGTCTCGCGTATTTATTAAAGTAACGAAGACAAAAGTTCTTGCTGCATATGGTCAGCTAGTGGATGTTCTGTTTAGTCAAAATAGATTTCCTATCGGTGTAGAACCAACTGCATTACCTGATGGCGTTGCAGATGCTGTTCATGTAGATCCTAAAGAACAACAACAAGAACAGGCACTAGAACAAATTCAAGACATATATGGTAGTCCTGGTGATGGTAGAGATTTATTACCTGGCGATACAACCGACTCATTAAAAGAAAGACTAGGACCACTAAAAGAAAAACTAGAAGACCTAGAAGGTTTGAAAGAAGAACCAGGTCAAACACAAACTGCTATTACATTCCATCCTGCTATGGTTGCAGCTAAGAAGATGGAAAAGAAAATTAAGGATCAGTTAGAAGAATCATCAGCAACTAAACATCTTAGACATTCTGTATTTGAGTGTGTGTTGTTTGGTACTGCTGTTATGAAAGGTCCATTTGCATTAGACAAAGAGTATGCAAATTGGAATGATGAAGGTGATTACGATCCTATAGTAAAAACAATTCCAAAGGTCGAGTATGTATCGGTATGGGATTTCTATCCTGACCCAGATGCCTATAACATGGAAGAAGCTACGTATACAGTAGAGCGTCATCGTTTAACTAGACCACAACTTAGAGCGTTAAAGAAGCGTCCTTTCTTTAGATCTAAAGCTATTGATGATGCTATTAAGATGGGTGAAAACTACAATCAAGAGTGGTGGGAAGAAAGCCTAAATGATAATGAAGTATCTTCTGACTTTGGTGGAGAGGGTTATGCGTCTAATAGCGGTGATGTAGAACGATATGAAGTCCTAGAGTTTTGGGGAACTATAGATAAAGAAATAGCTACAATACAAAACCTAGAGATACCTGATAAGTTTCTAAAAGATGACGAGATACAGATCAATGCTTGGGTATGTAATGGAGAGATCCTACGATTTGTAATTAACCCATTTACACCAAAGCGTATTCCATATGTGGCTAGTCCATACGAACTTAATCCATATAGTTTCTTTGGTGTAGGTCTAGCAGAGAACATGGACGATACCCAAACATTAATGAATGGTTTTATGAGATTAGCTGTTGACAATGCTATTTTATCTGGTAATCTACTGATTGAGGTTGATGAAACAAACCTAGCACCGGGTCAGGATCTTACAGTATATCCCGGTAAGATCTTTAGAAGACAAGGTGGTGCGCCGGGTCAAGCTATATTTGGTACTAAGTTTCCAAACGTGTCAAGTGAAAATATGATGTTGTTTGACAAAGCAAGAGTATTGTCTGATGAGTCATCAGGACTACCTTCATACTCATACGGACAGACAGGTGTTATGGGTACAGGTAGAACTGCATCAGGTATATCTATGCTAATGGGTGCAGCTAGTAATGCAATACGTACCGTAATTAAGAACATGGATGATTATATGCTACGTCCTATGGGTGAAGCATTGTTTGCATTCAATATGCAGTTTGATTTTGATCCAGAGATAAAAGGTGATCTAGAGATTAGAGCCAGAGGTACAGAGAGCTTTATGAAGAACGAAGTTAGGTCACAACGTCTTATTAGTTTCCTACAGATTGCAAGCAGTCCTGTCTTAGCACCATTTGCTAAGTTCCCATACATCATGCGCGAGATAGCATCTACTATGGATCTGGATGTAGAAAAGGTTACAAACAGTCCTGAAGAAGCATTTAGACAGGCTCTACTACTACAACAGATGCAACAGCAGATGGTAGAACAAAATCAACAAACACCACAACAGATGGACCCAACAGGAGCAGGAGGTGGTAACATAGGAACTGGACAAGCACCTGCACCAGGAGAACAAGGATTTGCTACAGGTGGTGGTCAAAATACAGGAACACAACAGCAACAGCAACAGGCTCAACAAGGAGGAGGGCAAGAGATTCCTCCAGAACTAATGGCTATGTTGCAACAACAGGCAGGTGGTAATGCTTGATCAGAAGACAGCAAAAGATCTAATACCGTTAGTAAATCAACCAGACTTTGATGAACTATTATTAATATACCTGAATACAAAGAAAGAAGATGCTTATCGTATCCTAGAACAAAGTGATGATGATATAGAAATATACAGAGCGCAAGGACAACTTCACATACTTAAACGTATGGAGAGTATGCGACTAGAGATACAAGCGACAGCTAAAGGAACTTGATATGGATCTTAATAATAAGCAAGTAAAAAAAATATTAAATATGATTGCTAAAGCAGAAGGAACAACTAAAAGACCAGGACAAAATCCTTATGACGCAATTGTAGGATACGGAACATTACTTAAACCTGGTCAACCTGATCCTGTAAGAGGTACACCTACAGCAAATAAACCTGTAAGTCAAATGACTTTTAAAGAAGTTAAAGAATTTGGCAGGGCATTAGTTAATGCTTCTAAAGGAAAAGTAAAACAAGGACCAACTAAAGGATCTTCCGCAGTAGGTAAATATCAACTATTAGCAAACTATCACAATACAAAGTATCCAATAGTACAAAATCTTCAAAAAAGATTAGGCTATAAAGATACAGATATTTTTAATGCAGAAGCACAAGATAAACTTGCCTTTTCATTATTAATGGAAGTAGGAAAAAATGAATTAAAAAAGTTTATCGAAAAACCTTCTAAAGATAGTTATGTTTCTTTGATGGATAAAATAGGATCTAGGTGGGCAGGAGTTCCGACAACAGAAAACCCTGTAAAAAGAGAAATGTCTCTTTATGCAAATAAAGATCCTATGAGAATTGCATTTAATTTAATTACATTGGAAGAAGAAGGTGATGATCCTTTATCTATTGCTATGGGTGATCGTTTAAAAATGTCATCTAGAAATAAAGATGATACAGAAAGAATGCTTGCTGATGAAGAAAAGAAAAGCAATCCAAGAATGGATGCTCTCGCAGATAGAATGCGTTCTTTATTTAAAGAAAAAGAAGTACAAGAAACTCTTAAAGATTTACAATCAACTAAAGGACTACTGAAAGCACTAGGTCCAAGTGATGGTTCAACTACATCACAGATAGAAAAGTTAGCTAAGAGCAAAAATTTTATAAGAGATGTAGATAAATTATCAGATCGTTCCGTAATAAAAATGTTTTCTCAACTTGGTGACATCATAAAAAATTTTTTAAGTCCTAAAGAAGATGAAAAACAAAGTTCAAACTTTAATCTTATTAGTAAAGCTCTAGCATCTGACAAATTTAATATAGATCAACTTAAAACTACAAATGAAAAATTTCAAGACCTTATATCTAGAATGGCTCCAGCAATAGATACGTCTGACATTGGAGTAAAAAGAAGAAGTAAGCCAGATACTATTCTTTCAGAAGAAGCAGGAAGTCCTGACATGATTGGAGATACCAGTGATGTAGATGCTCCACTTAAAGAATATACAGGTGATAAAGTTGGTACAGCACCCGAACTTCAACCTACAGACATGGATAATCTAGAGGCAACTCAAAAATTATTTGAATCAGATAAACCTAACATAAGTATTGATAATCAAAGTGGAGATAGTAGAACTGCTAGACCTGATAGAATTACAGGAGAACCTCAAGAAAGAAGATCTATGGCTACACTTCGTCCTACAGACGATCTTCCTGAATTTCCAGAAGAACCATTAAGCTTTTCCCCTGCTGTCAGTGATGATAATACACCTAATTATGCTATCGTAGAAAGTACTCCTATATTAGATCCAGATGATGAGGAAGAAAATAATTTAACAAGAGCTAGGTTTGCAAGAGAAGAAATGAATGTTGGTTTTGATGATCCTACGGACGTAGGAGGTGAAGCAGATCCTAGAGATGAACGAGATGATCCTACAGATCTTAGTTTCTTCCAAAGATTATTTTCAGGTGGGTTTGATTTTGATATGGGAAGAGATTCTGAATCAGAACTAAATATCGGTGCAGATTATTTCTATGATGAGCCTACAGATGTAGGAGGTGAGGCTGATCCTAGAGATGAGAGTGATGATGTAATAATGAATTTTAATGAGGGTGGTGAAGTCAAAGCAGACTTTGATGGTAAAGATGATGAGGATGAGGATGAAGGTGATCCACCACCTCTAGCTAAACCTGAAGAAGTAGCAGACGATATACCTGCACTCTTGTCAGAAGGAGAATATGTACTACCTGCTAATGTAGTAAGATACATAGGATTAGAGCGTATCATGGATATGCATCGTCAGGTATTAGCAGAGATACAGCAGATGGAAGATCTAGGCATGATCCAGAACGTAGATAAGAACGGTAAGCCTGAAGACGATGATGATGAGATGAAGTTTGCTGAAGGAGAAGAACCAGAAGAAGGTGTAACCAAAGGCACTATTATTATTGCATCAGCTAAACCAAAAGGTATGATGTGTCCAGAGCCATTAAGGTTTAATGGTGGTGGTACTGGAACAAATGATAATGATAATGACACAGGAGCAGGTACAGAAGATCCTGGAAAAGATTTTGGTGGATTTGATCCTGGTCCTGATACAAGCCCAGATGGAGGCAACGTAGATCCTTTTGGTGGTGTAACAGGGCTTGGTCCAAGAGGTGTAGATAAGGCTCCAAGTAAAGGTGTAGATTATTCTGGTGGTTTTCCTTCTATAGAAGAAGAAGAAAAAGCAAAAAACGAAAATCTAGGTTTTAAAGATCGTGGAGGTATTTCACAACTTGATATAGATTTTTATACAAGCCCTAATCGAGGAACTGGTGGGATACAAGATATTGCTGAACAGGGTTTGTATGGTCTAGGAAAAGGTTTTCAAGATCTTTTTGGTGTTGAAATTGGTTCTGGTCCAGAAGCTGGTGCTCCAGATCCAAGTGGGCCTGGTGATTCAGATTTTGAATTTAAAGATCCTGAAAAAGTAACAGAGGATGAAATAAAAGTAGATAAGGTAATAGAAGATTTACGAACAAAGAATGTATACATTGAGGGAGTAGGTTATATCCCTCTTGCAAGTTTAATGTCACCTAGAGATGATATAGTAGTGTGACATTAATATTGGCTACCTACTACCCTTCTCGCGGTGAGAAGCTACTAGTAGCCCCATAAGAAGAAAGTAAATAAAATGGAAGCAGTACAACAAGAAGTAAAAAACGCACCTATGCGTTATAGTAAGAAAAGCATTGAAGATGAAGAAAGAGAAATTGAAGAACTAGAAGCTCAAAGATCTGGTCAAGAAGAAGAATCAGATGAGAATCTAGGTGCTGAAGAGAAAACCTTTAAGAAAAGGTATGGTGATCTAAGAAGACACACTCAACAGCTACAAGAACAACACACAAATGATATAAGAAAGCTACAAGAACAGATTGAGAGCTTAACTAAGAAACAGGTAAAGCTACCAAAGTCTGATGAAGAATTAGAAGAGTGGTCTGAAAAGTATCCAGACGTTGCAAAGATAGTAGAAACTATTGCTACAAAGAAAGCACTAGAAGCTAGAGAGGATGTAGAGAAGCGACTTAAATACGTAGATGAACTACAAACTAAGGTTACTCTAGAAAAAGCCGAAGCTGAACTAGAGAAGTTACATCCAGACTTTGCAGAGATAAGGGCTGATGAAGCATTCCACCAATGGGTTGCAGATCAACCTAAGTGGATACAGTCAGCACTCTATGAGAATGATAATGACCCTAGAGCTGCAGCTAAAGCTATAGATCTGTATAAATTAGAAACAAAACAGACTAAGCCTAAGACTAATACAAGAGATGCAGCCAAGTCAGTAAAGAGATCATCCAGAGCAGAAGAACCCAAAACTCAAGATCGTAATGTATGGTCTGAGTCGCGTGTTAAGAATCTTTCTGCTAAAGAATGGGATAGATATGAAGAAGCTATCTCAGAATCAGTTGCAAATGGTACATTTGTTTATGATTTAACTGGAGCTGCAAGATAAAAAAAGTCTTGACAAATTAATTAAAATGTGATATACTTTGTCACATTAATAAAAACTTAGCTTTTATGGCTAGTTTTTCGGAGCCTCTTAGTAATAAGACTACCTCCTGTTTATGCTAACTGAAGAAGTTTCAACTACCTACTATCAATAGGCCAGGATTATCCTACACCCTAGAGATGTAGCCTTGAATTGTCAATAGTTGGCTCGTTTCGATAATAGCCGAAAGGAGATGACCAATGGCTTTTAAGACTGCTGCTGGTTACGGAAATCTACCTAATGGTAACTTCTCACCTGTTATTTACAGTAAGAAGGTACAGTCAGCTTTCCGTAAAACTAGTATCGTAGAGGATATTACCAACAGTGATTACTTTGGTGAGATCGCTAATTTTGGTGATACAGTACGTATCATTAAAGAACCTGAAATTACGGTTCAAGAATATGCAAGGGGTACGCAAGTAACTCCTCAAGACCTAACTGACGATGACTTCACACTTGTTGTCGATAAAGCTAACTACTTTGCTTTTAAGATCGATGACATTGAAGAAGCACATTCTCACGTAAACTTTGAATCAATGGCAAGTGATCGTGCAGGATATCGTCTAAAAGACCAATTTGACCAAGAAGTGCTAGGTTACTTGTCTGGTTTCAAACAAACTGCATTGAGTACTGTTGCAAGTACAGCTAACGATGTTAAGTCTGGAACTGATCCTGTAGCTGCTGGCTCAGACGGTTTATTGGCCTCTATGGAACTTACTCATGGGGATTTCGCATCAGGTGGTACTGCTGCTAACTCAATCGCCATGTCTGCATCCAATGCTTCTGCTGATGCTACACCATTAGCAATACTTAATCGTATGTCTAGACTTCTAGACCAACAAAACGTAGACCGTGATGGTCGATGGGTTGTTGTAGATCCAGTATTCGCAGAAGAGTTGAATGATGAAAACAGTAAGCTTCTAAACAATGATTTTGCTGGTGGACAAAATGCTGGTGACCTTCTAAGGAATGGTCGAGTAATTTCTGGCTTAATCAGAGGTTTTAGAGTTTATATGTCCAATAACCTTCCTTCCATAGGAACAGGTTCAGGAACAATCGCAACTGCTGGTTCTCAAACTAACTTTGGTGTGGTTGTTGCAGGACATGACTCTGCTGTTGCTACAGCTTCTCAAGTAGAGAAGGTAGAAACCTATCGTGACAATGACAGCTTTGCTGACATAGTTCGCGGTATGCACTTGTATGGTCGCAAGATTCTTCGTCCTGAAGCTCTTGTTCGCGCCAAATACAACTTGTACTCGTAAGGGAGAATAGATCATGGCTACTTTTGATATGACATCTTCCGCTACAGGAGGTGTAAACGCTGACTCGATTGCAGCTCATAACTCTTCTGAGAAGATCGCGTACAGCATGGAAGCAGTACTAGACATTGCTTCTATTACAGGATACTCCTGCACTAACGGAGACATCTTTCAGTTGTTAGAAATTCCTGCAAACAGCGTAATACTTTCTGCTGGTTGTGAAATTCTAACTGCTTTTAATGGAACCTCACCAACTATTGATGTTGGTACAAATGCAGGTGACACTATAATTGATGGTGGTGATGCAGCAACTGTTGCTTATCCAGCAAAAGGTACTAATGGTGCTACATTAGGAACTTTTTCAGCCTTAGTAACAACTGCTGATACAATCGATGTTAAACTAATTGCATCATCTAATGATGTTACAAGTGGTAAACTTCGTGTATGGGCAGTAGTAGCTGATATTGCTGATAAGAGCGCAGCGGCAACTTCTGCAGCTAGGGATGCCTTAGCTTAATAGATTTTGGGGTGGTTCATATTTGGACTGCCCCATCTTCTTTCTTTTGGATTTAAAATGGCAACTACATTTCTTACATTAACTAATGACACCTTGAGAAGATTAAATGAAGTCGAACTAACTGTTACTGACTTCCCTAATGCTACAGGGTTCAGAGCGCAAGCTAAAGATGCTATTAATGCGTCATTGCAAGAAATATCTCAAAAAGAATTTGAGTTCCCTTTTAATTTTCAAAACGGCTCTTTAACTTTGGCTTCGGGTACAGCAGAGTATACTTTAGCTGCCGATTTTAAAGTGGCTGATTGGGATTCGTTTAGAATCAATCACGATGCTGGTAATAATATTTCAGCCAGAAAACTAAGACTAATTAATTACGATACATTTTTAAAGAGATTTTTTGAAAGAGATTCTGAAGCAGGTACAGGTGATTTTGATCAACCTATTTATGTATATAGGACGCTAGATAACAAAGCAGGTTTTACTCCTATACCTGATAAGACATACAGTATAAGTTATAATTACTTTGCATATGCCAGTGAATTAGTTAACCCTACAGATGCTATGACTGTTCCTGATGCGTTTAAACACGTAGTAATAGATGGAGCATTATATCATTGTTATATGTTTAGAGATAATGCTCAACAGTCTGCTATAGCAAAGAACAAGTTTGAAGAAGGTATAGATCGTATGCGTACCTTACTTATTAATAGATTTATAGACGTTAGAGATACCAGAGTAAGCAGACTAATAAATGTACCTCATGGTAATGCATAATGGTGGACTCATTAAAGGATGTAACAGTCTTATCTAGAGGTGGGCTGTTTACAAATGAAGATGTTCTATCCTTGGCAGCCACAAATCCAGGTTCTGCAATACGTATGCTTAACATGGAGATATCTCAGTTTGGTGGATATAGAAGAGTAAATGGATTTGTACCGTTTGATTCTAATCATCCTTCTCTACCAGGCAAAGGTCCAGCATTAGGTGTTTTTATATTAAAAGATATTGTATACGGAGCTAGAAGAAACTCTGCTGATTCTACTCCAACATTAGGTTCAAACCCTATAACAACTACGTCAGGTAGTGCAACTATATCAGTAGCTCATACATCACATGGGTTAATAGTTGGAAACTTTGTAACTTTTACAGGTGCTACAGATGTAGGAGGGTTGTCGTTAAATAACGTGGAGATGGAAGTTACTGGTGTTCCAAATCCAAACACATACGAACTTAGAGTTGCAACTACAGCATCTTCTTCAGCAACAGGTGGTGGTAGCTCAGTAGTAGGTGCTTACAGTATAAATTATACTATATATAAGTATCAGACAAGTGGTTGGTTAGCGTTATCTGTAGTAGACTCAACTGGTTCAGCGACTACACTAAATAACGCTACAGTAAAAAAGTTAAGAACGAGTACTCATACGTTTGGTGGTGTACATGAAGTTGTAATTGTTGATGGTAAAAATCTTCCTTCTCTTTATAGTGGGTCTGGAAATGTAACTTTACTACCAAGTTCATCATCTACTACTGGTGCGAGTATAACAACAGATTTTAGGAATAGACAATTTTATGCAGGGTTTACTACTAATCCAGATAACATAATATTTAGTGATGGTAGTGATGCAGATGGATTTACAAACTTACAGGCTGCTACATTTTCAGTAGGTTTTAATATAACAGGCATGGCTAAGTTTAGAGATGGTCTGTTTGTTTTCGGAAAAGATAGAATAAAAAAAGTTGTACCAGATGCTACTACTATATTTGCTCAACAGGAAGTAACAAATAATATTGGCTGTATAGCCACAGATAGTATAATAGAGTTAGGTGGTGACGTATTATTTCTAGCATCAGATGGTATACGTCCTATTCAAGGTACAGCTAGGATTGGTGATATTGAGCTTGAGACTGTTTCTAAACCAGTGCAACAATTATTGCAATCACTACCAGATACGCACGACTTAGAAAATATGTCTTCAGTAGTTATTAGAAATAAATCTCAGTTTAGATATTTCTTTCCTAAGACTACTACAGCACAAGCAGACACACCAGGAATAGTAGGTGGACTACGGTTTGCAGATAGAAGAGTTGGTTGGGAGTTTGGTGAGTTATTAGGTATACGTTCATTTGTAGCTACTAGTGGTTTAGTAAATGACGTAGAAATGATACTACACGGTGATTTGAATGGTGAGATATTTAGGCAGGAAGTTGGAAGTACTTTTAATGGTGGGGATGTTACGGCTGTTTATGCATCACCCTTTTTATATTTCGACTCTACCGAAAGACGCAAAATATATCAGCATATATCGTTGTTCACTAGACCAGAAGGAACAGCTACAATTAACTTAGGTATCGCATATAATTGGGATGACCCTAATACGCCAGACCCAACTACGTATTCACTGACTACAGCAGGTGCTTTGGCAAGATATACAACTACAGCAAGCACATATGATGCTTCATTTACGTTTGATGGTTCGTCTAGTCCAGTTCTAGAAACCAATATTCAAGGATCAGGGAGAGCAATATCATTAATAATAACATCTACAGGAACCCAAGCTCCCTACAGTATCAGTGGGTTCTCGATTACTTATCAAGATGCAGGATATAGATAATGGCAGGATATACCAGACAATCAGCAGCTCAGATAATTAGTGGTGAGGTTATTTCAGCATCACCTATTAATGCAGAGTACAACCAATTACTAGCCGCATTTAATAATTCTACAGGTCATAAGCATGATGGCACTGCTGCTGAAGGACCACCTATAGCTTTAATAGCAGATGCTGATCAAAGAAACAAAGTATTAATAGATACTAATAATGATGAATTAGAATTTTACATAGAACAAGGTGGTGTTGCTGAACAACAATTATCCATAAAGCATCAGATAGTAGAGCCTACTGCTGATAATGATGTAGACTTAGGTAGTTCAAGTAAAGCGTTTAAAGACATACACGCAAAAGGTACAACTAATTTAGTTGGCTTAACTGTTACTGGTAATTTAAATCTTAACAATATAACCTCATCTTCTGGTACTCTCGCTTTAGGTAGTAACGTA